GCTGCTGTGGGCCAACGGGTCGCGGACCAAGTTCGGGTTCCTGCGCACCGATCGCGACGTCCAGACCTACCTCGGCGCCGAATACGACTTCATGGACTTCGACGAGGCGACGACCTACACCGAGTTCATGGTCAGCTACTTGATCGGCAACCGGCTGCGCTCGACCGTGCCGGGCACCACGCCCTTCGCGATGTTCCCCTCGAATCCGGGCAACCGCGGCCATCACTGGTACAAGCGCTGGTTCGTCGAGAAGCGCTACCGAGATTACGAGAACCCGGCGGACTACGCGTTTATCCAGATGTTCCTGCGCGACAACCAGGAGTTGATGCAGCGCGATCCGTCGTACGCGCGCAAGCTCGACCTGCTGCCCGAGCCCTGGCGCTCCTGGCAGCGGGACGGCAACTGGCAGGCCGGCGCAGGCACGGCGTTCCCCGAACTCTCCTATCAGAAGCACCTCATCAAGCCGTTCGGCATCCCGCCACACTGGAAGCATTGGGGCAGCTTCGACTGGGGCTTTGCGCATCCGTGGAGTTACGGCGACAACTACACGAACGAGGACGGGCGGATCTTCGTGCGCGAGACGCTGCGCGGGCACCGGATGGCGGACCACGCGATTGCTCAGGCCATCAAGGACTGGCTCGGCGAGTCGCACCAGACGCTGCAGGAAGTGGTGGCGGGACACGACTGCTGGTCGGTCGAGCGGGCACACGCCGCCATCCCGGGCCCGACCGTCGCCGACCTGTTCATGGGCTACCAGCTCTACCTCATGCAGGCCGACATCGCGCGCGTGAACGGGTTCCGGCAGGTGCGCACGCGGCTCGAGGGACACCCGCCGCACGACGAGCCCAACATCATCTGGTTCGACACGGCGCGGAATCGCCAGACGCTCGCCAACCTCGAGACGATGGTCACCGACGAGCGCAACATGGAGGACGTGCTCAAGGTCGACGCCGATGCGTATGGCGATGGCGGCGACGACGACTACGACCAGGTGCGCTACGCCTGCTCACACCAGCCAAGTCGCGCGGCGTCCGGCGCCGGCCCCTCGTTCGGGCTCTCGAGTCCGGAAACATTGGCCGCCGAGCATGAGCGGTTGTATCGTAAACGACCAGACATGCGGACGATGAACCTGCCGCGGCCGCCGGCCTTCGGAGAGGACTACAACGACTGATGCGCTCGATCAAACGCTCGCTCAAGACGGACAACCCGGCGATCCCCGAGTTCAACATCAACCAGTGGCTCGAGAAGCGCGGGAATCTGGTGACGCGCGGCGAGCTGTGGGAGTTTATCTCGCGGCTCGAGTACGGGAAGCGGATGCGCAACCGCTGGCAGAGTCGGCTCCGGCGTTTCGGCCGGCGCCTGTGGGGGTGGCTGACGTTCAATCCCCTGGTCGACGTCGAAGACCAGGTCTACCGCTAGGAGGCGGCATGGACCGAACCAAGCTGACGCGGCGCGCGGTGATCGTGGTGGGCAGCCTGCTGGTGCTGTACTTCGTCGACTATCTCGTGGGCGAGTTCTTCCTGCTGGCGCGCGCGCCGGTCGACGCCGCCGCCGGCTACACAATCGGCATCCTGGTGCACCGCTATTGGAATGCGGCGTGAGCACCGAGCTGCTGTGTGGCATCATCGCCGTTGTCGCGTTGGTGAAGGGGATCGCGATCGGCTGGTTCGCGGGACTCCAGCGCGGGCTCTATCTCGGCGAGAAGGGGCGGCGCCAGGCGGCCGAGTCCTTGCTCGTGCTCGGCGTGCCAGAAGCGCCAGCGGCGAAGCGGGTGCGGATGGGGAAGCTGCCGGCGCCGCTCGAGCCGGGCAGCGCGCCGGCCGGCTACGATCCGCGCGCGATCGACCGCGGCATGAACATCATGCGCGAGGAATTCAAGATGGCGGGCGAGCCGCTGCCGCCCGAGAAGGAGCTGCGGCGGATGGCCGAGTCGATGCTGTCCGCCGCGGTGTTCGGGCCCGAGGACGACATCGCCATTGCGGGCGCCTAACGGGCGCCGTATGCTAAACAGCACTTCCCAACGAGGCTGACGTGGCGACGAATAAGAACGATTTTCCGGCTGGTGCCGCTGCTCGCGCCCCTGACGCCCCGGTACACTGGCGCCCACCGCAGCGGATGCAGGGTGTTCTCGCCCCCACCACCGTCATCGCGAACGCCGACGACAATTTCGGAGTCGTCAACATTCTCGGGTCCGGCCGCATCCGTGTCGTTGCCCTCGTCACTGTCTCCCCTGCCACACTCCGCGTTCGATTCCGTCTTGCCGATCACCTCACCGCGCAGGCAACCAACCAGCCTGCTGACATCGCGCTCGTCGCCGGTACTGAGAACGTTCTCGACATTGTCAACAATCCCGGCTACGCCTACATGGAAGTCCACATCATCTCGGGTGGCGCGGGCTGCGCGGTCTCTTACGTGGATGTGTTCCAGACGGCTGAAGGCAACTGATGGCCGTAGGGACGTCGCGGCCGACTGACGCTGGCATGTTCGGTGCGAACAGCGCCGACGCCCCGGCCCCGACCGCAGTCACCGGCAAGTTCGGTCCCGCCAAGCAGCTCGCCAACATCTTCCGTGACGTTCCCCCGCTCCGCGCAGACCCGTTCATCATCGACCAGTTCGACGGCCGCCGGGTCGAGTGGAACATGCGCATGTGGCGCCAGCAGGACCACGCGCTGCGCCGGCGCGATCGCCAGATCGAGGAGAACATCCGGGTCCTCGCCGGCCAGCACTGGACGATCTGGAACCCCTGGCTACAGAAGTTCATGGACGTCTCGGAGTGGATGACGGACGACGAGCGGCGCTGGCGCCAGCGGCCCGTCGTCAATCGCGTGCTGTACTGGTTCATCCTCACGCACGCCCGCCTTACCGAGAACCCGCCGATCCTGACCTTCCAGCCGTCGAACGCCGACCGGATCTCCGCGGATCTCGCCGAGGTGCAGGACACGATCTTCAAGTCCAAGTGGCGCGAAATCGGCATGGAGGAGGTCATCGACGACCTGGTGGCCTGGCTCTGCCCCGGCGGCCGCGCGTTCCTGCAGACCACGCTCGACTCCTCGAAGGGACCGATCCGCGAGATGCGCGGCGACGGCCTCGTGCCGGTGATGCGGATGGACCAGGAGACAGAGTCGTGGCAACCCATTCTCGACGCGAGCGGCGCGCCGGCGCGGCAGTTCGTGAAGGGCAAGGTCGGATTCAAGCGCGGCGAGGATGGGACGACGCCGATCACCGTCAGCCACATGACGGAGGATGGGCAGCTCGTCGATCGTGAGCCCGTCGAGACCTACCCCGAGGGTGACCTGTCCGTCGAGGTGCTCTCGCCGGTCCAGGTCCGCGGCGAGTGGGGGCCGACGCCCTGGCACAAGAAGCGCTGGCACATGGTCCGCTCGTGGATGACGCCCGAGCAGATCTACGAGATGTACGGCATCGAAGAGGTGGGCGAGACCCCGTCCGTGTCGGTAGCGACGTCGGACCCCGGGTTCCTGCAGCGCATGTTCTTCGGCTCCGGCTACTTCGGTGCCGCGTCCGACAAGCCGGGCTCAGAGTGGGCGACGATGCCCACACGCGAGTCGTTCGTCGAGGTGTTCACGCGCTGGGAGGTGCCGAGCGCGTTCCCCGGCACGCAGCGCCGGCCGCCCGAGAAAGGCGACCCCGGCGAACCGGGCGGGCGCCTCCTCGTCACGACCAAGCGGAAGGTGCTGCGGGACGGGCCGCGGCCGTTTGATTTCCCGCACGGTTCGAGCATCCGCAAGTTCGACTTCGTGAACGTCCCAGGGCGGCCGTCCGGCACCACGCCGCTCGAGATGCTGCTCCCGCTCCAGCGCTCCTATAACCGCTTCTACGCGCAGATCTTCGAGAACGCGACGCTGCACGCGAACCCGATCGGCATCATCGACCAGTTCTCCGGGCTCGGCCAGGTCGAGATGACCAACAAGCCGGGCGAGCGGTTCACTGTGATGCGGCGCCAGGGCGTGCCGGCGTTTGAGTACGTGGATCCGCCCGCGCTCGGCCGCGACGTCTACAAGGCGCAGGAGCTCCTGAAGGCCGACTTCCAGGACCTGGGCCACATCGAAGGCGCCGAGGGCCGCGCGCCCACGCCCGATCCGTCCGGCAAGCTCATCAAAGAGCTGCGCTTCAACTCCGACCGCTTCCTCGGGCCGACCGCGCGCCGGATGGTCGAGGAACTCGCGCGCATGGCCGCCGACTGGATGGCCGTGATTCGCGTGTGCTGGGACGAGGAGAAGATCATCACCTACGCGGGCGAGGACACGATCCCGCGCACCGTGTCGGTCTACCCGGAGATGTTCACCGAGGGTGCGGTGCACGTCATCCCCGACATCGAGTCGATGCTGCCGCAGTCGCGCTCCGAGCGACAGGGCCAGATTACCACGATGTACCAGATGGGCGCATGGGGGATTCCTGGTTCACCCGGCGCCGTGGCGAAGTGGCTCGAGCTGGGACGCTTCCCGCACATCGGCCGGACGGCCTGGCCGGGCGGGCAGGACGTCACGACCGCGCAGCAGGAGAACGCGAAGCTGCTCCAGGGCGTGCCGGCGAACCAGATTCCCATCTTTGACTGGTACGACGATTCCGTGCATGTTGCGGTGATCGAGGACTTCATGAAGTCGCCCTACTTCCTGAAGCTCGACCCGGCGAAGCAGCAGCAGTTTACGATTCACCGCCAGATGCACCTGCTCGCTCAGCAGGCGAAGGTCCTGAAGGCCGCCGTGAAGACCCAGGAGGTACAGGGCGCGGTGGCAAAACACGGCCAGATGGTGAAGGCCGCGGCTGGGGTACCAGATCCGCGCGCGGGTGTGCAGGGCGGCGAGATGAGCGACCAGGAAGGTGGAGAACCAACCGGCGCCGGAGAGGGCGAGGAGTAACGATGCCTGCCACGTCATCGAAGCAGCGGGTTGCCGCAGCGATCGCGGAGCACCATCCCGAGCAGCTCTACGCGAGGAACAAGTCCATGCTCAAGATGAACAAGCGCGCGCTCCACGAATACGCCGCCACGAAGGGGCTCGGCAAGAGCGGCCAGCGTCACGACCACACGCCATCGAACGGTGGGTTTGCGCACGCCGGGACTACGCGCGAGGGACCGCGGCTGTCGCAGGCAAAGGCAACCGGAGGTCAGGCTCCGGGCGCCGTCGAGCTGACCGACTCGTTCTCGAACGCCGATACGCTGAACGTGCAGCCGCACGAAGGCGTCGCGGGCGCCAAGGGCGCGAGCGCCGGTGTCGCAGGTCGGCAGGAGCCGAAGGGCTTCGCCAACTCCGGGACGTCGCGGCAAGGGCCGAACGAGCGCGGTCGCGCGACCACCACGGCCTCGGGAGGCCAGGGAGCATCAATGGGCTCAATCCGCCGGCGCGGCGATGGGTTCCAGACCAATATGTCCACGACGATGGACGACAATCACGGCGGCAGCGCCGGACCCAAGGCACACTTCGGCGTGGCCCGCGGTCGGAAGCAGGCGAAGGGCACCGGCGGCTACGAGGCCGCACGCCCGGGGAATCTCGTCGCGACCGACAAGATTACCGGCCCCCCGCAGCAGCAGGGGCCGAAGGCGGCGCCCGCGCGTGGGGCGATCCGCCAGAATCCGGCCGTCGCCCGCAAACTCAATCGCCGGAGGTAGGAGTGGCGAAAATCCGCCGCCTCGACGGGAATCCGACCCCGCCCGCTTTTAAGAACGCGGGCACCGCAGCCCCCGCCGGCCGGGCCCAGCGCATGGTCGATCACACCGGGCACGTCGACGACATGGTGCAAGAGGACAAGATCAAACGCTCGAAGATTCGCCGGCATCGGCCAGGCGCCTTTAACCCCCACCACACCACGCCCAAGGTCTAAGGAGTTCCCATGTCGAAGATCTCCGACGCGGCAGACGCCGCCCGGGCCGCCATCGCAGGCGGTGCTGCACCCGCGAAACTGGCCGAGCCCAAGATCGGAGGAGCTGGCGCGGTACCCCGTGCCGGCGCCGGCGCACACGAAGGTGAACGGCCGGCTGCACCAGCCGGGGCGCCGAAGGAGACGAGCGTCACCTTCCTCGAGGACCGCGAGGTCGAAGACGCGCTTGAGGAGATGGACCGTGAAGGTGGCGGCGAGGGCGAGCAGGAAGCCGAGGGCGGCGAAGAGGGCGAGAAGCCGGCCCCGAAAGAAGGCGAGGCTGGCCAGGAAGGCGAGCAGGAGGAAGTCAAAGAGGGGGAGGAAGAGCCCGCCCAGCCTTTCGAGATCCCCGCGATCCGTGAGGGCGAGCAGCCCATCACCGTCGACATCGACGACCCCGAGATTGAGAACCGCATTCGCGCGCTCGTCCGCGGCAACCTGCGACGCGAGAATCTCCACGCTGCGATGGAAACGGTCACGCAACGCGAAGAGCATCTCGCCCAGTTCGAGGACGCGCTCCGCGTCGACCCCGTCAGCCTGGTGATCGAGCGGACCAACCCGAAGACGCAGGCTGATCTCGCGCTACACCTCTACACCCTGCCGCACGTCCAACAGGCCCTGCGCGAAGCGTTCGGCGAAGAAGGTGACGACGCCACGCTCCGGACCAAAGGTCTCGAGCTGGAGAATCAACGGCTCTCACGGCGCTCGGAGACAGTGTCCGAGCTGAATCGACGCTCCGATTATCGGGCGCGCGGTCGTGAGGTACGGCAGGGCATCCAGCGCATCATCCCCGACG